CCCCGCCTCGGCCGCTCCAGCCTCGCCAACTCCCCGGTACGGAAGTACTCGTCGGGCCGGCCACGCCGGAACCGCTGATACGAGAAACGGGCCTGGCCGAACACCATCATGCGGGCCAACTCGCACGCCCACACCACCCCCGAGCGCTTGTACGCCTGCTGCACGACCGACTCGAACTCGCTGGGTAGATGCTCCTCCCTACCCCACGACGAGGCGGTCTGCGCGATACCCAACTCGGCCGCGTCAGCCAGCAGCCGCTGAAACTCGTCAAGGCTCAGATTGGTGCTGCGCTGCACCTGCTCGGGCCGCAGCCACGACAACAACCGGGACCACGTCCCCACCGCGCACCGCCCTTCAGGCGTAGAAGAACATCAGGTCTTGACTCGGCCGGTGCACCCGCGGCGTGCAATGCCCAAACAACGCCAGGCTGACCGCGGCCAGCGGGGTCACATCCACCGCCAGGTCCCGCCGCGCCCACGCCCACGAACCGCCCACATCACGCTTCACCGCGCCCTCAACGGCGTCATCGGCCTCTTTCTGGCCGATGTGCCAGATGTCCCGGGCCTGCACGTCCGGGCCGGCCACCCCGTCGTAGAACAACTGGCAGCCGGTGACCACATCACCCGGTGTGGCGCGGTGCACGGTCAGCCCAGCCGCCTCCGCCTCATCAGCGAGGGCCTTGTCATCAATCACCACCACGGACGGTCGATGCCGCTCCAACTCCTGGAGCCGGGCCACCACCCACCCGGTACCCGGGCGGTAGTCGAGCACCCCATCACGGCCGGTCACCTCGATGTGCCGGCCCCCGAAAGTCGACGTCCCGGCCGCGCCGATCGCGGTATAGGACCTATCCGGCGGCACGTACACGCCGAACGCCGGCCGCCCGTCGAGCTGCGAGTCCGGGTTGCGCCGCGCCAGCCACGCGGCCTCGGAAATGACCCGCCATCCGCTCTCCGCGCCGGCCCGCCGCGGCCATATCCCCAGCCGTTCCCGAGCGAAGTCCTCAGCCGGCATCGAGCGGCGTTCCCGGCGCACATGCTCAACGCTGATCCGGATACCCAGCGACGGATTCGCCGCCGCCCAGGCCGCCAGGTCGTCCAGGTCGACGCCCTCGAGGAACTCCAGGCTTCCGCCCAGCCCCCAGTCCCGATAACCCAGCCCCGGATCCTGCTGCCAGGGCGGATCATCCGCGCCGCGTGGCACCGACGGGTCTCCGCGCTGCCGCAACAGGTACATCACCTCGCCGGTATCACCGGTCAACGGGGGCGAGCTGGTGTACACGATCTGCGGGTTCGGCCGAGCACTCATCGTCGGCATCAGCGCCGACTGCTGCACGAACGTGTACGCGAACGTCTCATCGACCAAGTTCACGTCGCCGGAGAAACCCCGGCCGGATCCCTTCGAGCGGGCCACGAACTTGATCCGTGCCCCCGTGTCCAACCGCTCGATGGACTCCTCACCGTTTGTGTTGATCACCTTGAGGAGCACGCCGTCGACGTCGTACAGGTTGTCGTTGAGCTTCACGCCGAGTCGACCCACCAGCCAGATCACGCGACGGAACGACTCCATAGCAGTCTTGTATTCGTGCGCCGACCACATGATCAACCGCTCACCGATCAGCAGCAGCCCCGTCAACGCCCGCGCCTCCAGCAGGCAACCCTTGCCGTTCTGCCGAGACACCCATTCGCAGAACTCGAAGCACGCCCACCTGCCGTCCGCCTTCACGGCCAGCATCGCCGTAATCGAGTCCTCCTGCCAGACGTCCAACGGCATTCCGGCCCGACGCATCAACTCGATGGCCTCCGGCCCAAACGAATCAACCGACTCAGGCTGAGTGTCAACCCGCGGGCTGCGCGCGCCGAGCAATCCGAGCGGTGAGGTCCGTGATTCCACCAGCCCCGTCGCCTCCCGTGCTCGCCTTCGGCTGACGCCCACCAGCCGGCTGCTTGCCACCACCGGCCCGGCTCGCCCGCAGCTCCGCCAGCAACGCCTTGAGCGTGGTCTGCTGCTGCCGGGCCTCGGTAAGCACCTTGTCCACGACCACGGTCACCTCACCCGCGTCGTCGACCTCCAACGTCAACCACGCCCGGTCACGGCCGTTCACGATCGCGTCCAACCGGTCCAGCCGGTCAGCGCACCGGCAGATCTCCTCCACCAGCACCACCACCTCAACCGGGTCGCCGTCGCCGACGAGCTGATCCCACATCCGCCGACCACGCGCCCGCAGACGAGGCGCCCGCGGCCCCTCCTGCGCAACAGGCGTTGCGTGCGGCGTTGCCGTCGCACCAGTTGCGTTGCAACCCCGCTCCGGCAGACACAGCGAATGATCACCTGACCTGTGCTTACGCAGCCGGCGGGACCGTTCCGTCGAAGTAGCCACAGCCCCGTCCTGTCGATCACGTTCCGTGCAGGTCAATGGCGCGGGGGGAGAGACGCCTGACGAAAGGCGCTGGGTCAGCAAAGGCAACTGTCCGTGACGACCCCGCCCCCGGCCTGCACCCTGGGTCACCACCTACGGGAGTTGACCACCACGTTGTCGGGATTGCGCACGCGTCGTGCGCGCATGTGCTGCTGGGCGGTGGCCTGCCCCGCAGACCGGTTGCATCCACGGTGGGCCAGCCCGCGGTAGGTGGTCCGGTCATCGTCGTGGTCCAAGTCCAGCAGCGCGGCCTCCGCCCGCCACATTGGCTGGCCGCACCGGGTACAGGACTGACCGTCACGCAGCTCCGCCAGGGCTTTCGTGCGCGCCTGCTGATGGTCCCAGCCGTAGCCCCGCTGGGTGGTGGTGAGCCCCCGTGTCATTGACAGCCCACCCCCCCTGATGTGAGCGCCCCGGTCAGCGGGTGTGCGGGCAGGCCATCCCAGCCTGTGACCTGCCCGCAGTTCCCCTTGTGCGTCCGGTCCTGGACACGCAACAGCCCGGCGCCACTGAGTGGACTACCGGGCTTTGGGCACACTCCACCTATGCGTGGATGTGTGAAAACATGATCGCTCGGTTAGGCGGCTGCCGTCAACTCGACACGCGTGCGGCCCCGGCTGGTGGTGCGGGTGAGCATCTCCACGTGGGCGGCCTGGTCGTAGCGGTACCAGGTGGTGCCGCGTCCTTGCCCGGGTAGGTGGTGGGCGGGTAGGTGTCCGTGCAGCCTGTCGCCGGTGTGGCGGGAGCGGCGGGCCCAGTCACGCACGCGGGCGGCGGTGATGTCGGGGCCGAGGGCGTGGGCGATCTGCGCGGCGGTGCCGTAGCGGTGACGGGTGAGTGGGGTGTCGCCGGGGCAGCGGCCGGTGGGGGTGAGGCGGGAGCGGCAGTGTCGGCAGGTCACGGTGCGCCTCCGGTGACCGTGCCGATCGGCCAGATGTGCCGTACGCCCTCCAGTCCGTCGGGGCATCGGCAGTCGGGGGTGTGTCGGCAGTCGGCGGCGCAGACGACGGTGCGGGCGGTGGCGGGTCCGACGGTGGTCGCCTCGAGGCTGCGTTGCCGGCATCCGGGGCAGTCGCCGGGTATGCGCGTGCGGTAGGGCGGCTGGTTGAGCCAGCCGCGGGCCAGCTCGTCTTCGTCGGCGAGGTGGAGGGCGAGCAGGCCGAGGGCGCGGGGTGGCAGGGTGAGGGCGGGTAGGGCGGTGAGGATGCGCTCCAGCGGGTCGCGGCCGGCCGGGAGTCGGTACATGTCGGCGAGCCACGTCAGTCGGTCGTGGAGGCGTCGGATTCGCTGCGTCCACGTCTGCACAAGCGGTGGGGGCCGGTCGGCGGTCAGCGTCGCGACAGGGTCGGCGTGTCCGCCGATGGCGTGGATGGTGCCGTGGATGGGGCTACGCAGGATCGGCGCGGCGGCGGTGAGGGTGTCGCCTCGGTGCCGGGCCTCGGCGGCGGCGAGCGCGCCCAGGCGCTGCATGGCGGTGTGGATGGACCAGGCGGCGGCGGTGGCGTGGAGGTGGTGCGGTGTCACTGGGCGACCTTTCGGCGAGGGTCCACAGCAACGACGGGCGTAGGTGGCATGTTGACTACCGCCAGTACGGTGCGATGGGTCCGTGTGGATGGGTGGAGGTGCCGGTGGTCCGACGCGTGACGGCCTCGGTTGTCGGGGTCATCGTGGGCCTGGCGGCCATGTGGCTGATCGTCGTCGCTGTCCAGGGCAGGCCTACGCCGGACACGGTGTGGGGGCCTCGGCCTCCGACCCCAGCGGCGCACCAGACCGTGTTCGGGGTGGTGTCGTTGATGTGGTCCGCTGGGTGTGAGGGCGGGCAGGTGATCGCCGAGGAGCCGGGTGTCCACGAGGTGGGGATGTGCACCATCGACGGCCACGAGGTAGCGGCGGCGGTTTTTGCCGACGAGGGCGAGCGCGACGAGTGGGTGAGCCATATGGCTGGGATCGGTAGTGTCACGGCCACCGGTAGTCGGTGGGCTGTCGCCGGTGATGAGGCGGCGGGGGTGGAGGCGTTCGCTGCCGCCGTGCCGCGCTGATCCCGGCGCCGTTGGGGCGCGCGTTGTTGCCGCCGGGCGCTGGTGCTGCCGGCCTGCCAGCTGCTACTCACGGCGCGGCCTCGGGATATTGGATGCGCCAGGTCGGGTGGTGGACGGTGGACCGGGTGTCGCCGGCGAGGCGGATGCGGAGTCGGGCGCCGTCGGTGCTGGTGATGGTGCCGGGCCTGCCGTTGGCGATGACGCGGACACCGCGTTTGGCGGGGACGCCGTAGTGACGGCGGATGTAGGCCATGCTCACTGGTCGCTCCTCAGGTGGGCGGCGGGTTGAGATCCACTGTGAGCGGTTGGGAGGGCGCCGCCCACGCCCACACCCGCGCCGGGGTCTCCAGGCGACCGTGTGTGGCTCTCAGCGGGCGGGGTGGTGTCCTGCGTGCTGCCGGCGGCGGCGGTGCTGTGGTCTGGGCAGAGCACCGCGAGGCCGCGAAGGCGTATCCAGCCGCGGTCCTGTGGGCCGACGTCTGCGCGGTAGGTGCGCGGGCACCCCGGGTAGACGCAGCGGCGGATCAGGGTCTCCGCGGTGTCCTCTGACGCGTGGGCTTCGGCGGTGGTGATGAGGGCGACGAGGTGGCGGGCGATGCCGTCGTGCTCGTCGGTGACGGCGGTGGCGTAGTAGGCGTCCCAGCGGTCGTACCAGCCCTCCAGGAGGTCGCGAATGGCTGCCCAGCGCTCGTCGGCGGTGCGCGCGGCCCGCCACTCCGCCGTGGAGTGGTCGAGGAACGCCTGCATGCCGATTGAGGCACCCTGCACGCTGCCGGCCGGGGAACCGGGGCGGGTGGCGTATCGCGCCCGCGCCCGGTCGAGCTGTTCGGCCACGTGGTCGAGGGTGGCGATCAGCTCCTGGACGTCGGCGAGGGCGGCGATCAGCTCCTGGACGTTGGCGAGGGCAGCGCGGGCCTGGTCCCGGTCGCCGGCGAGCTGGTCGATCAGCTCGGCGGGGGTGGCGTGGCCTGTGGCGCCGGCGCGG